CGGTGTATCCATCTGGGCCGTCCCAACCCATGAATTGTAATCCATGTGCTGAACCAATGTGTGTTCCTATACTTTTATTTATAACATCTATAAAAGTAATATTAGCATATTCACGTATTGGCCAGTGGTTTTTAAATTTAAGATTATCAAAGTGATCGTATGCCCACAGCTTATTTGATGCTTTAAGCCAATTGTAAGATTTTTCAACGAATGTAGTTAATGCATCTAAATTGATATCACGTTTAATCACTTCGATATTAATTGCAAACGGTAATCCATCACGCTGAAACCCTGGCTGATTCTTTGGTTGCCCATCAAGTAACACTTGAATAAAGATTAAAATCTCACCAAAGAATACGAACCCGGCTGGATGAATCAATCGTGTAAATGCGTTCTTCCACTCATCAATATTTTTACCAGTTTTAAGTACGTATGAGAACTTCTGCCAAAAATGTGAATCTTGTATGATTCTGTTATCAGATATGAATGAATCAATATTGTCAAACACACCACGCTTATAAACTTGAACTATATCACCAACCTGTAACTCAGATTCGAATACAAGCTTGGTCATCATATGATCATCATGCATTCCCCCAGCCATTACTTCCTCTGATTGTACATATGCTTCAGTGTATACATCATTAATAAATACTACATCGTCATCAAACCGCGGCATAAATGTATTATCATCAGGTTCAAAAATAATATATGATGCTGATGCAATGGTCCAAGTAAATGATGGTGCGTACTTAGACTTATCAGCTATAATACCTTCCTTTCTGTTAAGCCACTTACCATCTGATGGGATCATCATCTCATCTTTAGGGAATGATACCTCAACCTCTTCATCATAAATTAATTTAAAGAATGCTGTAATAGATTCGGGGGTACCTCTACTTCTATAGAACTCTACAAGATGTTTATAAAATAAATGAGGATCAGCTTCAAATGTTCTTGGAATAGGTGTACCGATCTCATTCTGTAATTCATTAAGAAGAGTAGTTTCAATTAAATCAATATCACGCTGATGGTCTAATTGGTTTAAGTAGAACCCTGATTTATTAATCTTTTCAAGATACAACGCATAAACAGTAATAAAATTTGTTAACTCTGGATACTCAGTACTAATATGTTCTGGTACTAAGTCATTAACAAATGATGAGAAATTAAAACTCATTAGTTATTTACCGTGTTATAATCAATACCGGCTGAAGTACCGCCGGTTGCCATTGTATCAACTTCACCGGTAATTATAGCATTGGTAACATCGATAGATAATAATTCATTTCGCGTTGGTGATATATCTGATGAAGCAGGTTTAGTCATTATTTTAATAAAATCAATATCAATGCCTGGAATTGATTGTGGTGCAAACCCGTTTAGTTCTACAATACCTGCGTGTTTGTCAATTACTCCAACATTTGCATTTAATATTTTACCAGTATCAGATATAATTTGAACAATATGTTTATTTTCTTCAGTGTCATAATAGTCTTGAAGAGATGCTAAGGAATCTCTATACATGAATAGTGTTGACTTAATGATGTTTGTTTGCCCGATCTTTTCAGTTATTGATTGGTTAAAATCAAACTTATAATACTTGTCTTCGCCTAATGACGGAGTAAATATCTTATGCATTGTTATACGAGTAATGTTTGATATAATAGCAATATTTGAAGCATCTATCTCTTTAAGAAGATTTGAGAATCTAAATACACCACCAAAAATCTTAAGATTGGTGTTATTATATTTAGTTAAAATATCTCTAATACCTTCCGCTAATTTAGATGAAGTTACATTAGCAACGTTTGGATTAAACTTAAAGAAGATTTCCAGATCAATGTAGGTATATTTAGCATCAACTAAGATTGGTGTTATTGATACTACATTCTTAGGTTTAAGATACTTTGTTATAATTGTTTCTTTATCTTCTTTAGATAAAGACTCACCATCTAACGGCTTAATTGAAATATATACCTTACCATAATCTGGTGGAATATTATCTTCTCCACCCCACACAGTCAATGATTCGATATTGCCGTATGAGTTTTGAATAATAGCTTTATAGTCATCAGGTGTTACAGCTCTATTTTGAGCAACGAATCCTAATGGCGCGTTAAACTTAACCGACTCAGATGATTCTAATGGTGCACCGCCAACTGCTAATGACACAGTTGATACATTAGCATCGGTGTTACCACCAATAGAACCTGCTAATGAAAATACCGTAGCGCCATTAATATCCACCTCATCTAAAGACGTATAAGATAATTTAATAATATTACCAGGTGATGGTTTCTTACCAATAATGCCATCACCAAATCTGATTTCATAATAACCAGTTCTCGATTCTTCTAAAAAATACACCGCAGATTGACCATTGATGTTAGTAATATTTACTGATTTAGCGTAGGAGACAGCATCAGTGCTTGTTGCTGATTCATATACTTCTACGATAAGCGATTCGGTATTAACATTAGGATTGTTTAAAACATACTTTTCGAATCCACTATCGTCGTAAATATATTGACGAGTTACAGTAGTACCTTGCTCTAATTTAACATCGTTAAAAATAAACTTGCCGTTAATATCAGCTACAATAGCATCTGATGTTTCTGAAGCAATAAGGTTATACGTAACCGAATCAATAATAGTTGTAAACTTAGTACCACGATCAATCGCTAATGACCCACTTGGAACGTATGGTGCAAGCAATTCAATATCAACAACAGCCCTTGATGGCGTAGCAGATCTTGGTGTATATGATAATAGCTTAGCATGAGATACCACACTCTCTCTCAACTGTGCAGTATCTAGGAATGTTTCGTTTAACGCAAAGTTAGCGTTAACAGCATTAATATGAGTAATATATGATAATACATCAATCATCGTACTCATTGCGGAGCCTTCAAAATTATAGTCTTGGAACGCGCCAGGCTGTTCCTTCATATATGTTATTAAATTAGACTTTAATGTGTCAAAGTCTAATTCAGCTGCATTGATTCTTCTATCTTGTGCCATTATCGTAGTCTCTCTAATGATGTTGAAATATCAAATATATCCGTTGTTGAAATAATTTGTACTGTTAATGTTATATCAACCGCGTTGTCTTCTGGTTTTGTTCTAATATTAACATTAATAATTTTTACACGTGGTTCGTAATTTGTTATTGCCATTCTAATTGCAGACGACATAGCAGCTGCTGTAATGTTATTCATATTCTCAAAAAGATATGAACGCAAGTTAGCACCAAAGTATGGTTTGAATGGGCGTTCACCCCAATTGGTATTGAGTATATTCATCACGCTTTGCCTTACAGCGTTAACGCCCCTTTTAGTGGGTACGTCTTTGATATTAGGATTAACCGTAAAGATTAAATCTAAATCGGTGTATTCTTCTTGTCGTGCGGTTATGTTTGGCATATTGTTATTTATATCTATTATCCACCGATGAACACATTACTTGAACCACTGATCATTGCGCCAGCATCAGTAGAATCTCCTACTCTCGCTGCAGCAGGTCCAACTATAAAAACTGAACCAGATCCTGCATTAACTGCTGCAACGTGAGAAGGGCATAATGGTGGAGCAATCGTATGAGATACGGTTGAATCTCCCACTCGTGCTGCCAATATACCATTAATAAAAACAGTACCTTGTCCCGGAGTTGCCAACGTAGTAACTCCAGTACAACCATGTCCTGTACTTAATGAATCACCTTTTCTTGAAGCACTAGGCATTAGTTTATATCTATCTTAGGTGCAGTGAATCTCATATTACCACCAGAGGTAACATCATACGTACCAGCAACTTCAGTTTTCATATTACCAGCAACTTCAGTTTTCATATTACCACCAACAGTTAATTCAGCATTACCTTTAATATCGACAACCGAGTTGCCTGATATAATAACTCTTACATCACCTGTCACTTCCAGTGTATCGTGGCCTAATACCACCTTATAGTTATTATTAACGACTCTCTCGACACGCGATCCATTAGGTTGAATCTCATACGAAGTACCAGACATATGTCTTTCATGGATTCTTTCTGCGCCATACGTATCATCATACTCTTTAAAATGTCCTGACTCTGTAGCATAAACATGGTTGTAAGGATACTCTGGAGCGTATGCAGTAGATGGTTGAAGTGTTTGTAATGCATCATCCTGATAATATGGAAGTTCTCCTGCAGGATTACCATCTTTATCAAACACCGGTCGCATCACTAAAGTATTTTTTACATGGTCGTTGTCTCTAGCTCTTATATGTATGTCTGGTTCTGATTGTGCTGTAGGGTATATACCATTAGGATCTGCAAATCCTTTTTCTATGTTCGGTTTAATCTCACTAGATACTGTAGGTAGCGTGCCAATAACCATGAAGTCTTGAAAATCAGCATCGGTAAAGACACCGACAACCCAAGCTCCCTCAACTATAAATGCTGAATGCCCTAACCCAGATATACCTGGAGAAGTTACAGGACCCATACAAAGACTCCATATCAAATCTTCAGTTGCAACTTCTGCTTTATCAGATGGGTGTACCCCAATCACTCGCACTTGAACACGACCTAATCGTTTAGGATCTTCATTGTTTTCTACAACGCCGTAATATATTTTCATTATCGTTTCATTAATGTTATATCTTGAGTATACACATTATCCTTAATATGATGAGTCATTTCAGTCACTAAATAAGCACCTGTAAATTTTACTGATTTGCCTGTATTCTTTGCGGTGTTTGTTGATATCTCAACACCTATAACATGACCACAGCTTAAACCTGGGACGGCTACAGTTTTAGTTGATTTAATAACAATACCGTTAAGTGATTGGAAAAAAGATATTGATTTCTGAGTATCTTTATCCAACCCCTCATTTAACAAAGCAGTTTGTCCTTCGCTATATTTATCAGATAAAAAAGGAACAGTCATGGCAAATGAATCTTTGTTCATTCCAAAATCTTCAACCTTTATAGATGAATTATTTAAATCAACCTCATTGATTGTCTTACCAAATACACCAGCCGAGATCTTTTGCAGATACCCGGCATGATCACTTTGTATATTAAGTGTTTGTGAAACACCAATATCACTTAATGGTTTATCGTTCATCTCACCAGAAGGTAACGTAGGTTTAATAGTATAACCTTCAATGAATTGATTCTCAGCTAACCAGTTAACTGATGCTAATAGCGATTTGCCACCACCATTGAATCTTTGAAATAACACAAATGGAGATTTCTTTTCATCATAAGCATTCTTTTTAATAACGTTAATCGCCATCTTTGGAGATATATTAGGAACAATATATTTACCCTGAGTTAAACTATCTCCACCCACTGTAATATTACCTTTACCGAAAAACTCATCATATATTTTAACAATAATATCGGTTGATAATCCTTTATAAGATCTTTTAACTAAGGTCATTGCATTAACAGCGTTATGAACAGACTGTAAATTTATAGCGTAAGTTTTATTTTTAGTTGATGCTGATAAATCAACAAAGCTAGCTCCATCTAAATAGAATCTATTAAGATACGTATTTTCTAAATATTTGAAAGAGACTGTTATAGTTTTTGATGTACCGATCGCGTTATCTAGCACACCTTTTGAATCTTCCATTTCGACCTGACCAGATAAATCAGATAATATAGATTCCTTTACTTTAATATTAGTGACAAGTTTAGTGATATCTAAACTATCGCCTTTACTAGATGAGATATAAACCTTTAAGTCTTTAATCTGTTTCATTATTTAGCGATTTCTCTTTTAAATTCATCTGAAACTTCAGCAATCATTTCAGGTTTAATTACTTTAAGATTACGATTAGCATCATTAGCATCATTTTCATAATCGAAATTGGTGTATGGTGAAACTCCAAAAGCTAGCTTTGATGTCTTCGCTCCAGTAACATCATCAATAAAATATCTCGGAGCATACGCACCATTAATAATCTGTGATGCTGATATAATAGCTTCGGCAATTCCTTTAAGTGGTATAGCATTTCTGCGTATGTCTTCACCGTCAGCATTAAACTCTCCAGTGATATCTGATAATAATATATATCCATTATTAGTATGTATCTCTTTAATGGTACCAGTTGCTCCGGTTAATACGCCATTAACAACATCACCTACTTTAAATTTATCAGCCATCGTTTCTATTGTACTAATAATATTACCATCAATGTCTCTAGTGATTATCCAATTTTCACATAATAATGCAGTATCATTATACTTAGCTTCACAATATTCTTGTAATTGGGTTGATGACATAGGCCAATCATTCCAAATGTTTTGAATTGATTTATTAACTAATAGGAATGTCCAGTAGTAAGCCGTTGATTGATATAACCTATGCGAAAACTGTTCAGGTCGTTCACCATCTAAGACATCAACGAATGAATAAAATCCTGCATTATCAATTAAACTTTTAGATACCGCCACCATATTTGTTAAGTTAACAATAGTATCGGCGATGCCATCAGCGTTTAAGTCATAGTCTATATTTTTAAAATTTTTAAAATAGCTCATTGTTAGAATCCTTTATCTAAAATATCTGTTCTGTATATTGGCATAATTTCTGTAAAGCCCACTGATAAATCGATCTCAACCGGCATGCCATTTTCTTTAAAGAATGATGTTGAGCTTGGGTTAAATGTAACCGATACTGATGTAGTATATAATGGTGGAAGATTGATTAAACCATCAACACCATGAAATGATACTGCAACTTGATCAGGCACATACAGTGTCATTGAGTTTGGTTGTGGTTTGTGGGCGTGAGCTGACGATCTAAATATTCTAATAAGCTCCTCGCACTCCATCGATTCATCAGCTGATTCGGGTAACATCTTCCAAGTAAAACCAAATGATCGTAGACCGGTACTCTTATACGTCATATACTCTGCCGGGTTAATTACCTTACCCCTAATACGCTGTGCCTCATCAGTAATAAGATCGGTGGTTGTTAAAGCACCAGCACCGCCAATTAAACCACCAAGCTTAGCACCAAGTAAACCCATCGCATAGTTTGCACCTTCAATACCTAACGTTACTGCATCTTCGCCAACCTTGGTATCATCGCCAATAAGTGAATCAAACAATTGCACTGCCTTTCGAGTCTTTTCTTCATAACTCATTGAATCCGCTATAGCAATAGCTGGAGGCATGTACATTGCAACAGTGTGTGCAATCTTTCTATTAGGCTTCCAAGATTCCATCGTTGTCTTTATATTATCAGCAACGTCAGAGACCATAGCCATTATATCAAGACTACTAAAATCTATAGATTTAATTTCTAATGCTTGTTCTTCTGGTTGATCATCGGCAATACGAATGAATTCAAATAATATGAATGGATCGCCCGGTGATTTTTCAATTCCACTAGACCGACCCCCTGCGTAATTTTTAACCCTATCATCTTTTTCGGTTGCTTCTGTATTACCCCCAACCGAATTCATTAGTTTACCATCATTAAAATCAATTTGTGAATCATCACCTAATGCCATAGGGTATGAGGTTACTTTTGATGAAACTTCAGCACCCACACCACTGTTAGACCAATTACTAATCTTATCACCGATCGAACTAAATTTATTTGATATTGTATCTGCAAAACTCATTTTAATTTCCTATTGTATACCTGTTTGATATGGAGTCCAATCTAAATTTAAACCATCTATTGGCGGTGGACCAGCCCCATAGATATTATATGTATTCGAATTATTTGAATTAGTGTTTTTAGATGATTTATCAACAACAGTATTATTAGCACCGGCGCCTTCTTTACCCGCACTTGCATCGCGAGCATTAACAGCATTATTTAAATCATTGGTTGAACCGTTAACTTCACTTCCAGCACCACCGCCAGCAGAGAATGCTGAGCGTAATGCTTTAATTCGTTTAATAGCCGCCTCATAGTTAATCGACGGATCGGCCAAACCCTTAAAGTCACTACCAAATAAACCACCACTGCCACCCATAATCGCGGCTTCGATAAGAGGAACAGACTCTACTAGATCTTCAGCAAAGGCCTTCATATTAAGCTTTGACCCGTTAAATGTTAATCTGTTTATATTACCTAAGGATATTGTTAATTTATCAATAGCTTCAGATGCTAAAAATAACTTATCTTGATTCTTTGCTAAGCTCAACATTGATACAATAGGACTGTCCGATCCAGTGAAGAATCCGAGGATAGCACCAGCTGCAGCACCTAAGTCTGACACGAACGATCCAGTCGCGAATTTAATTAAACCTTTCGAGATACTTCCCATAACGCTATTAAACTCTATGGCACGTTCCTTACTCACATTAGGATCATTCAATATAGACAATATTGTAACTACTTCTTTCTTAATCTTTTCACCAAAATTGCCACCATCACTAAACTTAGAAATCGCACCGGCAGTTCCAGCCGCACCTTCACCAATAGCAAATGCTACAAGACCAGCTCCAATGCCGGTCATCACCGCTGAGAATTTACCAGCGTCTGCTCCAACACCATCCATTTTAGGAATTTGTAATAATGTTTCGACGTTAGCCACAATATTATCAGCAAAATTACCACCATTAAATAACGCAGTGGCTTGAGCAGTATTAGAAGCTGACTCACCGACGGCAAATGCTACAAGCCCAGCGCCTAATGCGGCCATTAATGTAGGGAATTTAGTAACAGCTTCAAATATAGCGGAGAAGTCACGACCTTCTGTTATTTCTAATAATTTATTAACGTTATATACTATATCATCTGACCACCGCCCATCACCGAAGCTATCAATGCCTTTAGCCACACCACCTGATGCAGCAGCAGCGACAGACCCTGCACTGAATGCAAGTAAACCCAAACCTAACGCGGCCATTAATGTAGGGAATTCTATTACTGACGACGCCACTTGAGCAAAATCACGGCCCTCGGTTATTTCTAATAATTTATTAACATTATATACTATATCATCTGACCAAGTACCACCGGAGAATTTATCAATGCCTTTAGCTATACCATTGCCTGCACCAGCAACGGCGGATCCTACACCAAACGCGATTAGACCAAGACCTAACGCGGCCATTAATGTAGGGAATTTTACAACCTCTGCCGCTACTTTAGCAAAATCACGACCTTCTGTTATTGACAATAGAGTATTTACATTTTTCTTAATGTCTTTCGCCCAATCGTCACCACCCGCAAATGTTGCAATAGCCTCACCAACACCGCCAACGGCAGAACCTATACCAAATGCAGCGATACCAACACCGATACCAGTCATTGTAACCGCGAACATACCACCTTCCAAGAAGAAGTCGCCTGTACCACCAAAGTCATCTTTGATATGTAACAATTCGTTTACTGTTTCACGAATCTTCTTACCATCAATATCACCTAAAGCACCAGCTAGCAGGCCAAGGCCACCCATAAGTAATCCACCGCCGCCAGCAATTGCTCCAGCCTTACCAGCCATTCCCAAACCAGAACCAGAACCACCAGAGTTTACTGCAGGTGCAGAACTTCCACTAGATTCTTTCATCGCCTCTTTATCGGCTAATGCATTACCACTAAAAACGTCTAATAATTCGTTGAGGGTCTGTGTTACTTCTGCGCCAACACTACTAGTCTCTGATAAAATATCATTAAGTATAGTTGTGCTATCACCATGAAGTTCGTTATTTACACGAAGTTCATTTAATATTGATCCTAGTATTTGACTTTCTTTAGCTTCTGGCATTAGTTTGTATTCCTAGCGTTTTGTGCTTCTATTTTTTGGGTTAATAGTGCGACATATATCTCTCTTTCCCACGGTACCATACTATCTAGTTCAAATAAACTAAAATTATGCTCATGCATTAAAGTAAAATTTAATTTATAATGATTTGTAATGCTATCGTGTGATAGCGCTACATAAAAAAATCAATTAAACCCTTCAATTCGAGGTTATGTTCATGTCCACATTCTGTACATTTATATTTTAAATCTAATCCAACGTATGGAACATTCAATAACACTTTAGTAATTTTATTAAATTGTTGAGTGTTTAAATTTTCCACAAATTCTTGCATTTCATCTATACCTATGTCTTTAGATGAAAACGTTTCTTCGCCATAATGTAAGGTATCAATGCAATGTGCAACAACATTGATTAGCAATTCAGCTGCTGGGACATCTCTGTCAATATTAGCAGATGTCTTAGGATAATTAATATCAACGATTACGTTGTCGGTTAATTCAATCCTTAATTCTTCTTGTTCTTTTTTATTCCTAACTTCAATCTTATCTAAATCAACAATAACCAGATTCTTTTTAAAATCACATTCATCACAACCGCGATACATTTCTATCTTCGCGCCTACTGAAACCGATCTAAGTTTTAAGAATAAGTATTCAACATCATATGATGTTAGTGCTGACGTATCGGTATCAACGCAGACCTCAATAATATGTTCCATCGCACTGCTAATCTGTTCTGGGTCAGAACTCTCTAACGCGATCATTAATACCTTTTCTTCTTTAACTAGGTACGGGCGATATGTAACTTTTTCATTGGTTGATGGTACTACCATCGTGTAATGAGGCACTTCAATTTTTGGTAATATACTCATATTATACTCTTCCTATTATAAATTTAAAACAAACTTCCAATTTGGCCAGCAGTCTTCTTAAGAAGATCACCACCTTTGCCAACTAAATCCATGAATCCATCAATTAGACCCATTTCTTTCCAATTATCATAGCCAAAGTTTATAGTAACCTTCAACAATTCTGTACCACCGTTACTCAGTTCAACAGCGGATACCCCAATTGGATACGCATTTTCCAACTTAATAGCATAAGGTGGAATAATATCACTCGACGCAGACAATTGCTGAATCGTTATATCAGTCACATACTCTTTTTTGTATGAAACTTTCATCGAGTCATGGTCAATAATCATTGCTTGCCATGAATCAAAATACTTTTTAATATAATAATCATTGGTTAAATGAAACACAGCCGATACTTCGTCTACTGCGTACGTGTACGGGACCTTAGTATCTAAACCGCGGGTATTCTTTTCCATTGTTGATATTCGTTTACCGGGAATAGACACCGATTCACATAACAAAAACATATCGCGAGGATCATTAAAGAATGACATCGGATTAACCTTTCGGCCATTAGTAACATCATTAAAGATATTGGATACTAATCCGCTAACGTCCATATTAATTAAACCACCCATCGCATTTCCTGGATGAGTGATGTATATAGCAAACCTGTTGCCAACGGCCATTCCACCGCGTTTTGATATGGTTGATTTTAATGTATCAATGTCTGCAGGAAGGGACACTAAAATCTCTCCTTACAATTATCATTGTGCCATCGAGTAATATTCCCTTTGGTTGCTTCTATACTACAATGATTACATTTGTACTTTTTCTGATGGTTATGCATCTACCACTTACTCCTTGATTCTTTCCACACCTTAGTCTTCGACATCTTCTTGAAATTCTCTGTAGGTAGGAACACCGCGATGTCCCATTCAGATGCTTCCACTTTCATGATTTGCGAATCAACATGTGCAGTTAAATAATGTTTAAAACATGGTGCAAAGTATTTATATTTACTTGCACCCTTTAATAAATTATAACTCAATTTTAATCGAGTTGTTTCATCATACTTCTGGTTATTAGCTAAAGATGATAATCTATCTAATAACATAGCTCTTTCTTTTAAAGGTAGATAATGTAGATTCAATCCATAAAATCCACCCGGAGCTGCCTTAACCATAATGGTTAACGGGAAATTATCATAATACGGTAATGTCTTTCTAAGTTTAGGGTCATATACATACATAAACATATCGCCAACTCTAGGTCTAGACTTCTTTACGAGTCTTGGATCTTTAATCATCTTCTGCATATTAATGCGTGACATACCTTTAAGCTTACCTTTAAACCAATCTGATGCTTCCTTAGATCGTTTGGGTAAATTACGTCTATACGCTTCTGCTTCTAATTTGTCGAATAGTGATTCTTTTCCCATATTACTTATTTATACCTTTCGTTTAGATTTAATTTTCTTAAATGATTTCCATACACGCTTACCAACTTTAGTCTTTGATGCTTTATTCTTATATGACAGAATACGTATACCAAATCCTTCAAGGGTATGTTCAGTCCATATCTCAAACTTGTATCCACGATCTTCTGCATATTTTTTAGCATACTTCCATTTAGAAGTATTCTTCATATAAGACAATGCTTCATTAAGATTCTTGCGCTTAGGTGGTTTTGTTTGAGAGGCTGGCTTAATTTCAACCAATATAGTTTTGCCGTTGGTAAACCTAACAGTTAAATCAATAAAGTATCGATGCACTTTATTATCGGTTGAACAGATATAAGGTATTACGGTTTCTTCAGAGTTCCACCACTTAACATTCTTTTGCTGTTCAATCCATTTAAACGTTTGCCGTTCCCAAAGTGATCTATAGCGTATCTTATTAATGTCACCTTTATACTTCTCTGGGTGCTTTGGTTTCCATTTGCCTGAATATGTTTTTCCCATATACTTATTTATACCATGCACTAAAAAGCCCCAATCAAGGGGCTTCTTATTAACTACTTAAAGTTTATGCTTCAGCAGCTAGCTTAGCAAAGTAACTCATTGTATCATCCGACCCAGAGTCATCTGCTGTCGCTACTGGAGCAGCATCAACAAATGGAGACTCAACCTTTTCGTCAAGATCAACTTGTTCAGCACTAGTAGTGACTGCACCATCTTCACCAAGAACACGAGTTAACTTAAGATTAAGTTCGTCATAGCTCTTGTATGTAGAAGGATCAGTAAACTCTTTAAGAGAATACTCTTGATTATAGATAGTTTCTAACTTGTCATCTTCTGCTAATGGTTCAACCGGTCCAAACTCTGAACGATCATAGTTTCTAAACCCAGCTACCTGTGCAATCTTGATTTTAAAGTTAGCACCTTTCCACATATCAAATGGGTTAACTGCAGTTTCATCAGCAAACTTAGGTTGCATAGCGTCCATCAACTTCTCAAAGATCTTAGCACCATACTCGTATAAGAATGTTTTACCATTGTTCGCTGGATTCTCAGGATCTGATACCACCATGATATTAGATACGTAATGAAGTCTACGCTTACGCTTACGGGCAACTTCTTTATCCGATTCAATACCAGTATTCCATAACTTAGAATTCATTTCTGATACCGGATCATCCTTACCAATAGTAGTTAAACTCTTCTCTACATACCATTGA